GGAACCAGAAGTAATGCGATACAACGCTTCGTCACGGTAAACTGCAAAGCCAAGTACGCCGTACCAGCCCATTGGGCGGAAGCGCATCAACTTATCAGTTACGTTACCGATAACAATGTGTGGTTCTTCAGCAACAGCCTCAGCCATTGCTTGCTGACCGCAAGCGATTGTATTGAATACACGGGTTACTGGAGTTACAGTTACAGTAGTTGTAGCGGTAACTGCAGCAGTGTTAGCAGTATCAACAGTAATTGTGGTTGTTGAACCTGAAGTTTCAATTGCAGTAATCTTGGCACCTGAAGCGATACCTGTTCCAGCAATCTTGTCGCCTACCTCTGCACGGGTTGCGATAACAGCAGAAGAAGCAACACCAAAGGTGAAGCCTGCTGATGTACCAGCAACAGTTACAGCGGTTGTAGCCAATGCAGTCTGGTCTGCACCAGTCTTAGCATTGTAAAGACGTGGGGACTCAACAAAGAATCCACCTTCGTAACGTCCAATTTCTCCAGCCCAGATGTTATCTACGGCAGGTGAAGTTTGTGCGTGAACAAAGTTCCAGCCCATATTTCCAGTTTCTGCACGAAGGTCGTGTGAAACCTCTGGGTGAATACCGAACCAGTAGTCAGAACCACGGCGGTACTTAGCCTTGTTAGCACGTAGTTTTGCAACTACCTTACGGATGTCAGCAGAGTCAATTGTGTCAGCAGCGTCTACGCCAGCGACAGAAGTTGCATCTCCTGAGAAGATGTTATTTGTACCTGAGCGTAGAGTGTTCATTGCAACAGTATCAATAGAATCAGCAAGGTTGTATGCAATGATATTTGCAATTGATGGGTCTACGTCTGCCAATGAGAACAACTCAAGAGCACGGGTTACTAGCACTGCATTACCATACTCATTAAGAGTAATGGTTACAGATGTTGGGGTTGTTAGAGAAACTGCATCTGGGTCAGTTGTCTCTGTTAGGGTTGATGTTGCCTGGTCAAGGTCAACATACTTTTGTAGAACTACGGTAGAACCTGGAAAAGCCTGCTTTGCAGGGCGCTTGTCTGCGACTGAACGAATGAGTGGTTCAGAACGTAGCGCAAACTCTAGAAGGCGGTCATATGCCTTCTGTACTAGACCAGCACCACCAACGGAACCGCCGAGTGATGTACTCGCGGTTGACGTATATTGGTTAGCCATTTTTTTGCGTCACCTCCAGTGACTATGAACGATTAGGAGTTTCGTAGTAAGTTGATTAACTCATCCATTGAATCCGCGTTTTCCATACGCGCTTCAATGTCTACGATTTTGTCTGGAGTAATTCCGCCTTGGGTTAGCACATCTTGCTGGCGTAGTGCCGCAAGATTGCTTTGCTGTTCTTCTTGATTAGCCTGTGGGTTATAACCAATTAAATCTCCGTTATCACGGAGCCAAGAGTCAATAGACTCCTCAGTGGCATCCTCTACATCTTTCAAGATAAGACGTGCAGCCTTAGCGTTTACTCCCTTTTTTGCTAGGACATCTTTGACGGTAGACTCTCGCTTTTCCTTGAGGAATCCTTCAAGTTGTTCGGAGAGTTCTTTGATGCGCTTCTCATCAGCACGTTTGGCTTTTCTTAGTTTCTTAACTAAGTCATCACCACTTAACTGATGGTCAGGTACTTCTACATCATCGTCTTCTTCATCCCAGTAGTTGTTGCTCATAGCAACCACCCTTTCTATTTGTAGTTAGTTCGTAAGCCACAGTTCTACTCAGGGGAGGGTAGGCTGGCTCTTACTATCGGTCTAATACACTGCGTGGGGCCGATGGGTCCACGTCAGGAATCTAGAATTGTCCGCCTGTTTGGCTGCTTAGTGATGTTCTTCCAGTACCACTACTGCCACCAAAAGTTGCTATTTCACGTTCTGAAAGAGCACGACGTTTACGCTGAGCAGAGGCAAGAGAGTTAAATACTTCTTGCTCTGCTTCTGCTTGACCATACTGGTCAAGAACGCCTGTATAAATTTCACTAAGTTTTGTAGCCTGTGGCAATATGTCAGCAATAGTTGCATAACCACGTTGTGCTTCAGCCTGACTGACACCTTGTGCAGCCAATTGTTCAGCCACAGTAACGCCAGCGGTAAGCCCTTGACGACCAGCAGCAACGCCAATTTCGGCTGCGCCAATCTGACGCTCAATCTTAGGCAACTGATTAGTTGGGTCAAGAACATAAGCAACCATATCTGTAACACCAATGTTGTAGTACTGACGCAACATTGCGCTAACAGCAGGGTCAGCATTTTGAACACGCTGGACTGCATTAACTACACGGCTAGATACTTCTTCTGGAGATATATCATTAGCAAGGAACTGTGTAACATAAGAATCATTATCAAATTGCTTTAAGCCATATGCTCTAAGAATCTGACGGTATCTATCTTCAAGTCCAATATATGTACCAGGGTCTAAGACAGCCAAGCCTTTCTTTAGGCGGTCTTGGTTAGCAATAAAACGTTGTTTGTATTCATCTGTATCTTGCAACTGCAGCGCAATGGTATCTTCGCTAGCACCAGAATTAATTAACTCTCTAATCTTAGGCACAAGACTAGCAAGACCATATTTAGTAAAACGGTCTGTGAGAGCAACTAAAGCGCTTTCACGCTTTTGTTTTGTAGCCAACGCATCTGCTGCTGCTTTATCTGCTGCAGCCTGTTGATTACTAGCAGACAATGCAGTAATTTGATTTTGTAAAGATTGAATAAGTGACAACAATGCAGCATTAGAACCAGAATTAGAATCTCCAGTAGGTACAGGGGTAACAACTGGATTAGGTGTGACTATAGGATTAGATGTATTATTTACTACATTGGTTCCTTTAATAACTTGCCAAGAACCATTAAGCCCACCAACCCATTTAATAATATCTCCACGGGCAATCTGCGCTTCAGTAAGAACAGGTTTTGGAATAGCAGCCTGTAAAGTAGAAATAGCATTGGCAGCCTGGACATTGGCTCCGCCACCCTGTGCTGCTGCAATAGCCTTGGCTGCTTGAGCAGCCGCTGTTAAGTCGCCAGTATTAACGGCTTGTTCTAAAGCAATAGTTCCTATTTCTATATTTTTGTTTTGAACTGTTTTTTTGCTGGCAGCAATACTTTCTTGCAAGTCAGCCAAAGGATTAGAACTAGTTGCTGGGGCTGGAGTATCATATGAATCTCCGCCACCATCTATTAACATTCTTGGGTTTACTCTAGCCATTAAAACGCCAATCCAAACTGTTTAAGGATGTTTCTTCCAATATTGTCGTAAGTATCACGGGCATTATTTGTGTACAACCATTCATCAGAACTTTTAACAACTTGCTGTACCTCCCATAATGGCATAATTTCAAAAGCACCAGTTTTAGGATTTACATATCCTGTTACTTTTTGAAATAATGGATTGTCATTGCTGATTGTGTCTACATCTTTTTCTAATAGATTAGCAATCATTTGTCTAGCAGCAGAGGTCTGCATACCAAATGACCTGCCTGCTTCTATGCCCTTGGCATAGGCAGGATAGGCAGATATAGCAAACCCTTTAAGTTCTTCTTGGATTGTTTCATCAGTTAAAGAACCATCTAGCAAACCAGTAGATACTTTGTCCCAGTAATTCTTTGGCAATATATAACCAACACCCTGGTCATCGGCGTAAGACTTAAGTGCATTAACAGTGCCTAATGCACTGCCACCAATCTTGCTACCCATTTTGCCAGAGTTAAGAATCATCAACTCTACTTGAATATCACTATCACCTTTAAGGTATGAACTTTCAAGTAAAGCCTCAATGCCTGTGTTCCAAATAAAACCTTTTGCTATAAGACGTTGCTTTTGCCCTTGCTTCCAAGCATCAAATTCTTGGGCATAAACACCAGGTTGTGTTTTTTGTTTAGTCTGACGTGACTGGGCAGTGCCTGTTAGGTTCTTATAATAATCAGTATTAAAGTATGCAAGTCTGGCTTCGGCAACATTGCCTGCAGCAAACATTGCAAAGATTGGTTTTAATTCAGGAAAGGCATTTAAAATTACTTCAGTAATACCAAGGGCCAAAGCCTCTGCTTTGCCTTGTGGATTTACATTTGGTGAGTTAAATGAATCTCCAGTACCATCAATTAATGTAGGTTCCATTATACTACCTGTGCTCCTAACCCATCAAGAAATGCTAAAAAGTCAAAACTCTTTTTCATATCTGTAGCACCAGGTTGTTCTTTCTCAATACGCTTAGGCAGTTCTGCTTCTACCTGTGCTTGGCTAAATGGTTTAGTTTGTTTACGGACAATTTTGCCCCCAACCTTTTGGGTTGTAGTCATAGTGCCTTCTTTAATCTGTGCCATATAGCGGTCAGTCTCTTGCTTTAAGAAAGCATCATCTATAGCCATATCAGTAGTCTTGCTATAAACATCACGGACAATAGCCTCAACTACATCCCTGTCCATAAGGTTAATATCTTGTAGTGGAAGATTTTCATCTCCACCCTTACCTGCACTACCAAGACCACTTAACCAATTTTTAAATGGGCTAAACTTTGTATTACCTTCAATGGTATAAGACTGAACCTGAGTTAGTGTATGGTTTCTGGCTGCATCTAAGATAGCATTGTTAAAGGCTGTTTCATCTTTAGTTTTATAATCTGTTTCAGAAAGAAAGTTCTTGTCAAACAACTGCTTACGCAATACTTCAAGGTTGCCCTTAAAATCAGTCTTAACAGACTTGATTACATTTGAACCATACTGTTGTGTAAAACCTAGACCATCTGGTGCAATCCAAATAAAGATTTCATCCCTACGGACAAACTTTCTATTTGCGCCTTTGCCCTCATAGATTTCTTTATAAAGAGTTAAGTCACCATACTGGTTAGTGCCAACCTTTAACTCGCCATTGTCTTGGCCTACATCACCAAATATTCTTTTAAGGTCTGCTATATGTTGTGCTTCTAGTTCACGGCGTTTCTTTGTAGCAGCAGCAGAAGCAGCGGCTTCTTTTTCACCACGTGTTTTTGCTGCATCAGGTGACTTATCTACCACCGACATACGCTCCTTCTATAGAAGCACCCACCACATCACGGGAGTACTTGTTTAACATAGGTACAAATATCAGACGAGTTGCTTCTTTAACCGCAGGGTCAAAGGCCAACTCTCCAAGGATTGTCATTACTTCTTCCTTCATACGTCTACGGTCATCTGTAAATGTATAAAGTTGTTTGTAGGCTGGGTTGGTTGAATAGTCAACAAAGCCTTGAACCTCATTAATTGCTAGTCGCATAGCCGCTCTAGTCTCATCTGAGATAGGAGATGCCTTGTCATCTACGGCACCTCTAATATCTCTGAACATAGTCTTTAAGTCACGACCAGAAATATTGTCATCTAATGAATCTTCTAACTCTGGATTAGAAAGAAGTAGTGATTGCTGTTCGGCATTAGCCAAAGCAATTAGACTTTGGCGCTGGTTATAGTCAGTAGCATTAGCCAACTTATCTGCTAGTGCATCATCAATTGCGTAATACTTTTCTTTGTCTCTGGCTATCTGTACTTTATTTAGATAGTCAGCAAAATCAGCACGCTCAATTAGCCCCTGAGACTCCATCCATCCATAGATGTCTGGGTTATATTCTCCAACTTTAGGGGCAAAAATAAAACCAATACCTGACTCACTGTAGTCATCAATAAAGCGTTTGTTGTTAATGGCCCAGTCTTTTAGTTCATCTGTCTTAGCAATAACAGCCTTGAAGGCTTTATTGGTTTTAGGTATGGTATAGACAGCCTTACCTGGGTTACTGCCAATAAACATAGCAATTGCTAACTCAAACGGATTGGCTACATCTGGGTCTGATTTAATGACACCTTCATAAATATCCCAGAAAGCACTGCTCCAAGTACTAATACCATTTTCTTTAATAAAGTCTGGCAGACCTTTAGCATCCTTAAGACTTGGATAGGCTGGGCTTATCATACCTATCATTGCTTGAGCAAGGGTTACATTGCCAGCAGCAGTCTTTAAGTTCTGTATATACCGTCTTTTTTCTTTGCTATCTGCACCATCTGGTAAGCCATTACCATATGCTTCTAAATAAGACATAGCCTGATATACAGCATTGCCTTTATTCTTGTTAAGGTCTGCTGGTGATAGTGCATCCCAGGCTGAGGTAGCCATCATAGGGAAGGCCATTCTTAAGGCATCTCCCACATCTGTGTTCTGCCCAATATGACCCATAGCAAACTTGTCTAGATAATTTGCCGCTTCATTTGTCCAAGGGTAAATAACATCTTCCCAGGACGGTGGCAAGAAAGCACTAACAACTGGCAGGTCACGCAAAAATCCTTTTGCTGCTGTGATGCTAAGCCCTGCAATAGGGCCAGCAAAGGCTGGCTGTCCTGCATCTGGCGCAAAGGATGGGTTAATTAGTCGGAACTTAAACGCAAAGTCGTTGAAAGAACCAACCTTATAGTCAATATTAAAGGCACTAAGTGTTTTCTGAATAGCAGTATTCATAACAATATCTGTTGGTATTGTTAAATACTCATCACCATTCTCATCTTCATACATAGAACCCATATTCTGTAGTCCATAATGTAGAAGACGTAGGCGCATTAACGCCTTTGGTGTTTCATTTGCATATAAGCGATAAACACGGCGCTGGAAATCCTCGGTGGCACGGAAGAATCGGCCTACATATCGGATAGATAGTGCAAAGTTAGAGCGGATATTTGGATTATCCACAAACTCAAGCACAGAATCAGTAGCCATATTAACTGCAATATTAGTTACAGTCTTATCAGCCATCTCATCTGCTCTATCTCTAGCAACTTTAGTATCCATAAATGGATTAGCCTCTAGCATTGCATTGTAATGACGGTCAGACAGCATCTTCTCATATGGCTTAAGTTCATCAAAGGCTTTATTAACAGCCACACGCATTGCTGGTAGGCGGAAGAAACCTGTAACCTGGCGGTCCATCATCTCAAGGACCATATCTGGGAACTTAACAAACATTTTTTCCAGTGTACCAAGGTCTTCTTTAAGATTATCTAGGTCAACTACCTTGCCATTTGAAACCAAACGGGTATTAACGTAGCCAGAAGTAGGACGCTTACCTACAGTAGCGTCATCAAACTCTTTCCAAGATAGATTGTTAGCAGCACGGGACCAAGCGTTAGCAACTGGTTTCTTTTGACGGCTTGCAGCCTTAATAACCTCTGCATATTTCTTTTGCATCAAGTTCCAAAGGTCTTCATTAAAGCCATCTGCACTGCCGTGGAAGGCAAAACGCATATCATTCAGCATACGCTCTGCGTAAATACGTGCTATCTCTGGGTCAGATACACCCTGCTGGCGGAAATATACAGTCTCACCAAAGTTAGATAGGGCTGCTTGTAGTTTCTTAGCATCCAATACATCATACAAAGCATTTACTTCATTATATGAAGCGCCCATCTGTTCCATAAGTTCATTACGTGCGCTAGAAAAGTTGCTGCTTGGCTTCATAGCGCCAAAGAAATCATCATTTCTTAGGCCATTATGCTTATAGAATACGCTTACTGGGTCAAGATAATTATCGCCAATCAACTTAATCTGGTTAAAACCAAAGCGAATAGCAAAGTTATCCCACATAGACAAGCCAAGTTCTAGTTCGCTCATCTTCTTTATCTCTTTAGGAGTATAAAGTTTTGAACGCTCTAGACCTAGAGCCTTAACAAACATAGTTAACTGGTCCACATCAAAGACGGACTCAAAGAAATCTCTATCCATCTTGCCATACACAAGGTCACGGGCAGCCATAGATGCTGTCATAGCCTCTGCATAGTTAGAGTTATTGCGTAATACGCGCTTCCAGTTTTCCCACTCTGGACCCTCTACTTTAAGAATATTCTCTACACGGGAGATAAGCGCTTCTTTAATAAAGATTGGCTGTATCTCAGACATAGGAACTTCATATCCAACTTCTTTGGATATTTTAGTTTTTAATTCTTCTACGACATCAGCAATCTGTGGCTGAGTGAGAATCTTCCGTGGGTCTAGCGGTCTACCATCTACCTTTACGCCAAGTTTATTGGCAAGGTAGTACATAGAACCCTTCCAGGGTCCAATAGCAGCGGTGCTGCCAGTGACAGCCTGCATACCTTTAATATCTTTTTGAAACTTACTAGCAGCCAAATTCAACATATCCGAAAGTGGCTTAGTCATATAATAGAAGAAGCCTTCATCTACGTTAGTTCTGATACCTAAACGTGGTGCCAATGTATAGGCTGCCCAGTTATTGTTGTAGATACCCATAGTGCGGCTCTTTGTTGCACCATTGAAAAGCAAAAGAAGATTTTTGACTGGAGTTCCCTTTTGCATTTTGTCTAAGTTGGCTCTAGAAGACAATTGATAAATCAAATCAAATGGCAATTGCTTAATACCCTTCTCTAACTGAGATGGGTTAATAGCGCCAGTAGCAGCAAGGCTAGGTGTGCCATTTAAGAAATTAACTGCTAGTGGGTGCATCTGTGATGCAATGTTGCTAGCAATTGGCATATCAGGTACTGGGGTAAAACTAGCCTGTCCCTTATATGTCTGCTGAAGAATTTCTTGAATATCATTTTCTGAAACATTTAGACGCTTCATATAAGCGTATTGCATATTACGAACAGCCGTTAATTGAATATCTAGTGGCTGGTCAACAAGCATCTGAGTTACAGCATTAGCAATATTCTTAGGCAAAACTAAGTTAGCAGTATTGCGGATATTGTCTGCAGTCTCAATGGCGTTCTCGCCAAACTTAATAGGCCCAGGTATTCTGGTAGCAGCAACTCCTAGTTTATACGCAATTCTACGAGCCTTGCTAACATCCTGTTGCAACTCAAACAAATCATTGATTGCTGGATTAAGAAGTTTATTTTCCTCATCAGCAACCTTTGTAATAATAGATAGGGCTTTTGCTGCCTCAGCATCGCCCTTTTCTAAGATTTCTCTAGTAGTTATATCTACTTCACTAGTAGGATTAAATACTGAATAGGCTACGCGGTGCATAGCAGAGGTTAAAGTTCTGGTTTTGCGGGCATAAGGTATGCCATTACGGCGGAATGAAATGCCATTGACTCTACCATTGAGCATAAGGTTGGCATCATCTACGTGAGTAAAGAACTTCTGTGCACTCTTGGCATCAAAGGTTTTGTTATTCACCAAAGTCTTAATGACTTTATCTTCATACCACTCTGGGAAATCAAACTTAATAGACTCAATAATTGAGGCTTTAGCGGTAGGAGATTCAGTCTCAGACAAAGACTTTAGACGTGGCCCAAGTTGGTCATCCCAAAGGGTCTTTACTTCTGGCTCATTAAATAGCCAAGCATAGCCTTCTTCAACACCTTTACGGTCAGATACAAATCTAAACTGCTCAGCAAGACGCTGACCCTTAGTCTTCATTGCTGCTTGTTGGAAAGCCTCACGAACACCAACGCGGATACCACCAACACCCTTAGCAACAGTCTTTGCTACGGCTGGCAATCCCAAACCATAATAAGTTAATGGGTCTATAAAGATAGTGTAGAAAGCATCAATGGCTCCAGATAGTTTTTGCTTGCCCTTGATTTCTTCACGTCTAAGAATTTCTTTTCCACGCTTGCTATCTGGTGAAATATTAGGTGGTAGAAATACTTTTGGTCGTGGGTCTAATAACCTTGAGGCTACGTTCTGCCAGTAATCACCTTCAACTACTTTGCCAACTGAGCCAAACTTTTCAACCATATCACGGCCTGGAGAAATCTGAGCATCAATCTTTAGTCCATCTTTAATGGCATTAAACTTCTCTGGCTTATCAAACATATATACAACAGCAGCCATAATTTCTGGGTCATCTGCATTGCCATATAATTCAATAGACTCACCAACAGTTCTACCTTCAGCAATACCTCTGGCTAAAGTAGTAAGTGCAACGCCATAGCGTTGCTCATAAGCATCTACCTTGTCCCATTTCCAGTTGTTCTTGCCATCATAAATATCTTTAATAATGCCAGGCGTAAAGTCTGCACGCTTAGTAACAGGAAGATTTAAGGCTTGAGCCTGGGCTGCTTCTTCTCTTTGACGTTTTAATGAGTAAGGAGTCTTAGTTGTCTTTTCCCATTTTTCTAAATTTTCAAGCGCAAACATAATTGGGCTGCCCAAAACTTTAATTGGGAAAGTAGCACCCTTTACAGCCAGGTCAAGAATTTCTCTAATAGCACCTTTTTCAGGCTCAAAGGCTCTTTGATTAGGAAAGAACAAACGAATATTTTCCTGCACCTTTGGGTCTAACTCTAAAAATTTATTACGTGCAGCAGTCTCACTTAACTTTAATAAATCTTTGCCTTTGTTATACTGCTTAGACATCTGATTTAAAAACTTAGCCTGTTGTTGATTTAGCCCAGAAATACGTGCGGCATTGTAAAGATTAGGGCTAAGTTCGGCTACAGAGGGGTCAATTATCTCTGGCACTATGAAAGACCTCTTTCAAGCATTGCCTGAAAAATTAAATCAGTTTCACCAGTAGGGTCATTCTGTGCAATCTGTCGCAACACGCTAAGAACTGTTGGTTGTGTATTAGGAAGATTAATAGCCTCTGAACCAGGACCAGCACCAAAATCAACACCAGCAGTAATAGGCTCGTTAGGACGAGCAGTAGGTGCAGTTAGTCCAGTAACAGGAACCATAGCAGTGTCATTGACCGCTGCCATAGGCGCTGCTGTTTGTTGTGAATATGTTTGCTGACCTTCACCATAAGGTAGTCCAGGAATATATGTGGCTGCTTGTCCATTCATACCGCTCTGTCCGTTCCCTCCAGTAGCAGAAATGTTCATAGGATTATTTTGTGGTGCAGTTGGTCTGTATCCGCCTTTAGCCATCAATCATCATCCTCCTCAAAATCATCTAATGGATTTTTAATTGGGTCAATAGGGTCTACTATCCAATCAGGATAACTTGACCTATCCATAGCAAATGCCATTGCAGTACCTTCATCAAATCCTGCACGAACACAAGCATCATAAACTTCTTTAGCAGCAATAGCCCAAAAATCAATCTTTACCAATACTGGTTCTTTGGTAGTTCTTCTACGCTTTGGCGTTGGCTTAGCCTTCTTGTTTACTTTTTTACGCGGTGGCATTACTACCTCCGTATTGCGGTTCTGGCACTAGCACTAGCAGTTCCGCCAGCACTTAAACTAGATAACAAAGTTTGTAGTGATGGCGCTTGAGGAGCGCCTCCTACTGGGCCACCCGCGGGAGCAGGGGACGGTTGCTCAACCATTTGTTCGGCAGCACCAGCAGGAGGTAATTCTGGGAAGACTTCTTGTACTGCGTCTTCAATAGGTACACCCTTCTGACGTGCCTTAATTACATCTGCAACTTTCTTAATAACTGCTGACGGGTCTTGACCGCCAACTGCCATTTGTGGAATTGCTTGGGTGTAAGCCTGCAAAGACTGAACTAGCGACCTACGCATTTGTTCAATCTCAATCTTTTCTTGTTCTTGCGTTACGTTAATACCAAATGGTAGTTCACGCATAGCAAGGTCTGTTGAGATTAGTCCGCCCCCAAGTGCTTGCAACATAAAAATCAAACCCTGTGCAGGGTTAAGTCCTGCCAACATTCCGTAGCGAACATCGGCTGAGTAATCCTTTTTAATATCCTTTGATGGTAGATATGTAATCTGATATGGGCTACCAGCATCTACACCACGGATAGTCTTCTCATAGTTAAAAAACTTCTCATCTACCTCAAAGCAGACAGAAATAACATCTCGTAGTGCTGAAGCAAAGATAGCCTGAGCAGACTTGACCTGTGTGTCAAAGCCTCCCATAAGCGCCTGCACACCTTGTCCCGTGATGATGCTGGCATCAATATTTCCAGTACGTCCCTCTGGATAACGTGTACCTGTTCTTAATTCCTGCTGAAGCAATGCTTGTTCAGTAAATGCTCCAGGTGGAATGTTTAGGTCTACACGGCGAACTCCTTGTGGATTAGCGGTACGAATAACCGCATCGCCACCCATTTCAAGTTCATTAACATCTTGCGGTAGAACAATTGGTGCTTGCACGGATTTTTCCGCTGCTTCCATCGCAAGTAATGCGAACCTGTTACGAAGCAACTGAATACCGAGTACGTCATCAAACTGTCCACGCATCTCGCCATCTACTGACGGACGGCGTGCTACTACTACCATCATCTTGCCAATTGGATTCTTGGCCTGTGATAGTACTAGGTTGTTACGCTCTGGCACATAAAGGATAGATTGCTGGTCGTCATAATAACGAACAATCTCAATCTGTGAGTTCATATCTGCTTTGTACATTTCCTTACCAAGCAGGATATGGGCATACTCAGGGAACTGCGAAGCAAGTTCTCCTACTGCCATATAGTAACGTTTTGCAAAGGCAATACAGCGTCCATAGCGGTCAAACTCTGGGTAAGCGCCCACTGGGTTTTCTATACGGATACGCGGTAGCCCTGCTTCTTCGTCCAACTCAATTATGAATGGAACGAAACCGAATGTGATGTATAGGTCTGCGCCTGTGTACATCTGGACTTGTAAATCTGAGTTAGCAAAATAGTTAGTAGCAATACGGGTGCGAGTATCAGCAAATTTACGAGCACGGTCATTAGCCTGATTCGCCGCGGAGCAGTTGACCGAAGGGAGAGGCGCCATAACCTCAGATAGGTCTCTCGCAACAATATCAATAAAATTGGCAACGACATTGGCATCTACGCCTTCTGGAAAGAAATCAGGATAAACAGTAGCAATCTGACCCTTACGGACAGCAAGCACGTCTTGTTGGCGTGCGTCACGGTCAGCAGACCGTTCACGCAAGTTCTCAACGCGTGCTGAGATTTGTTCTATTGATAACATTGCCATCCTTAGTTCATCAAGTTAGATTGTGTTATTTGTTTTGTTAGTTCTGCTTCTTGTAGTAATTGTTTCCAAAGCAGTAAAGCATCTACTCCTAAACCTACTAGGCCAAATGCAGCACCACCTCTACCAAGTGTTCTTAATCCTTCAATAACTCTGCGGTCTGCTTCATTCTGCATAGTTCTTTCCGCAAGCGGATTTACTTCGCCAGTATCTACATCTCTCAACATAGTAGTTTCTTTAATAGCAGCATCTCTGTCAAGCAAAGCATCTCTTGCTGCTTGAGCAGCACGGTCAAGCATTTTTTGTTCTTCTCTGCTTACTATGCTACCCATAGATACACGGAATGATTCTTGAATAGCATCTAACTCAACGCGTCTACGTGCTCGTTCTTGAGCAATCTCAATAGCCATAGGCAAAGACTTTGCTAATGATGGTTTAGAGCCAGGTGCTCTAGTCATACCACCAACAGTGCCACCACGAACACCCTTTGCAATATCTTGGCGTTCTTTAGTTCCTTTAAATCCTTTTTTGCCAGGGGCTTTAATCTTACTTACTTCTACAGTTTTAGTATCAGGTGCTGGTGCAGGAATATTACTTGGCTTTACTTCACCAGTTTTAAAAGCAGAAAAAGTCTCACGTGCAATATCACGTTTTACAATTGGACCTTCTGGCTGTCTTTGTATTCCACCAGGAACAGGTGGAGTAACTGTAGGTGGACCGCCTTGAATACCACCAGGAGTTACGGGTCTAGGCATAGCAACATTACCACCAGGAGCCTTTGACATCTCCTTAATGACTTCTTTCAAGTCTTTCTTCAGTGGTTTCTTCTCAGCCATTTATCCTACCCATAGGTTTGTTGCCATTGCTCGGCAAGCATCTC